GCTCAGGACACCCCAGTATACCTAATAACTATACCCCAGAACAAACGGATTATAACCCAAACAAACCTCACCTATCTCTACAGCCATAAACTACAAATATTTCAACGGAACATCTCAAACTTGCTTCTAACAGGCTTAGGCTCATCCACGTCCAGCACATTAGACACAAACTTAGCATAATCAGCCAATAGCCTATCTTCATTTTCAAAAGGTGAAGGATGCAAAGATGCATGCTCCAACCTAAGCCGTGTAACTGTTCTCCAGAATGCATCAGTGTCCATGTCCTTGCCATAGACCAATGAGAACAAATCAGTTGAAGGTGGATTCTCCAATATCCATTCATCATCTTCATCGATCTCAGTTATCTCTTCGTTTCCCTTTTCATGCATAATGTCTGTCACTTTGTGATTGATGATTTTGCCAAGCAGGTCAAAAAGATTATTGACAGTCAGGGATGCCCAAAGTTGCTTGCACAATACTCTCATTATCGATCTTGTTTTCTTTATCTTATTCTGGCCTTTAATTGAATCAGTCTCATAATCCACATATGCTGCATCCAAGCTTTCAACATCCGTAGTCTTGTGGAACTCCACATGCTCAACGAACCCTCTATCTTCAATAACCCAGTCATAGACAATATGATCTACAATAGGGTCTTCTGCATTTGCAAGAGTCGGCAACCCAAGTCCATGTAGCTTGTTATATATAGACCTAGTAACATTCCATACTGGTCTTGATTTGTTGGTGCTAATAGCGTTGCCAATCATTCTCCTGATTGTTGAGATAGGCGCACCAATAGGCCTATTTAGCATTAGATCCTCCATTATACCTTCTTTAAAAAGTTCTTCAGCAATAAAACCGTCGAGAAATGTCGGCTCGAAGGTCATCTGATTCTTCAATGGTGAGCTTAGGTCTTGTCTTATACTCTCCATTCGATATTTATGAGGGTATCCATCATCCCCAAGTAGGTTGACGTAGATCACTCGAAGTGCACTGTCTGTCTCAAAGCTCTCAGGCTCCTTCACCACAACAATGTTTCGGATCCTAACTGTTGGATCTAGAGTCAGTGGGATACAACCCTCCTCCGGGCTGTTGATAATGGTAGTGGACAGAAATGATCTAGATTTTAGATAATACGTGTATCCAGACCTGGGCATGGATCTGAACGACCACAGTTGGCATGATGACCAACCATTGTCAAACTCGTAGTTCATGTTAAAGCAACGGCTTGCAATCAACCTCATGGCAGATAGAATCGGTGGGAGCGAGATAGTGCTTGACTTTATGTATGTCATGCCGTTCAGATGGCTTATCTCGCCTGAATGAGTTCCAATCTGGTACCTCACACACCAATCACCGATGTATCTACCATTGTAGTACCTCTGACGTTTTATCCAGTCATATACAAACTTGTCATCTGCATAAATCTTCCTCAGATAATCAGTGTTATTACACATCGTCATCATCAACAATCCATACTTCAATGAGTCATTCTTATTCAGCTTGATTGGATCAACTGCTTTAAGCGCATCAATGGCATCCTTCTCACCAATCTTCTCAATCCTGAAATTACCCGGGTATACACTGTCCATCACCTCTGCTGTGTACAGACTTTTTACAACAGCTGAGTCAGATTCACTTTGTTTTGATCTGATTGGCTGTGAATAAATTTTGTAGACCATCCCTTCTCTGAGGCTTACACCGTAAAGTGATTCAAGGAATCCAGTCATTGTGTCTGACTCAATTCTTGGTTGAACCCATGTCCGCTCTTTGATTGTGTTGTACTTATTTTGCATTATAATCGAGCATGCCCGAACAACATTATAATAGCAGAAATAGCTCGGGAACCGGGAGATTATGTTTGCGGCATCGTTCTTAAGTGTTTCAGTGCATGTGTAATTTGTCCCATATTTGTCGTAGTAATTCGTCGGTTTGTTTATCTTGGCATAATGGCTGTCAATTATGTGCAAAAGAACATCCTTGATAGGAGATATCGTGTCATACTTCGTATCAAACTCTGGCATCCGATTGATAACATTTCCCCTGGTTTCTTTGTGTGCATCATGTATTATAGCTGTCTCAACTATTTGATTACACGCCCAAATAACTTCATTGTCTGGCTGCAATGCTTGGTTGACCATTAGTTTATCCTCTTCATTGATTATCATCGTCTTCAAGTAATTGTATAGTTCTTCCATGGTCATAGTCCCTGCATTGTAGACTTTGACAACCTTCCCCGATGCCTGCTGTGCTTGCGAGATAGCCAGGCGTCTCTTGCTTTGTCCAAACCCTTCAGTGGCTAGCTGATATAGTGTTCCAGAAGTGTTCTGCCTCAAATGTCCCAGAGATTCAGCCAATGTTATTGGCTTTGTTATTATCATCCCAAGACCATCATCAGGATAATTCTTTGTAACTTCGTAGATCATCTGCAGTGAATGCTTCAACTTCGATGACTTAGGTAGCAGGAACTTCACTCCCTTTAACAGTTCACCCTTGGATGGCAGGGAAACTTCAGCATAATCGTCGTCTGCCCAATTCTCATCTTTGACTGTGTCAGCACCATTGTCAATGGTAATCCTTGTGACAGCAGCAGCAGCACACACCAACTTGTAAGCCTCCTCGAAGTTGCCCTGCCGATATTGCTCAGCAAGCTCATCATATGCTGCATTTGATCCACCCACACCCAGCTTGAACACCGAACACCTTGGGAACCCGCCCAATTCGATCGGTAGCTGATGCAGCAGCTTCTTCTGTAGTCCATCAACATTATATGCATGCATTATTTGTTGTCGTAGAATAGTCATGAGCATAATCATAACACCAATCTTGCCACCAGACCTGTAGACTTGTTGTATCACAGATATCTGGTTGTTCACGTCTATAGGCCAGTTGTGATATGTAAGATTCGACATTCCATTGCTGATGCTTTTAGACACTGTCAGGTGGACCCTTCCATTCAAATTGTAGTTGGAAACAAGCTCACCAAGATGTTTCCCTCCCCAAAGCTTCTTTTCGTTTATCTTCAAGCAGAAGAGCTTCTTTGCAACCATTCTGAACAAAGAAAACAGTAGGAAATCATCCTTGTTGTTAACACAGACAGTAACCCATGAGTCGTCAGAATGCACGAGTCCGCGTGCATAGATCTTTATGTTTGGGTAAGCAATTTTAAAGGCTCTTGCTACCCAATAATCACACATGCTGTGTATTGTCGTCGAAAGATTGTTCAACATTCCCTGAGGCCAACCTATCTCAGTTTTGACTCCTCGAGTGTTTGCATCAGTGTATGCTTGTTTATGTAAGTCGTTGTCGGTCATTACCTTCTCTGGCAATCTGTGAACAAGGTGTCGCCTGTTATAAAGCATTCTCAGTCCAGCTAGTTGGAGACGTCGTATATCAGGCTTGAGAAGTGTGCTGGATTTCAAATACACTTCATATTTGTGTGGGTTGTCATTTTCAGAGTATTTTGTTTGATCCTCAGTCAGTTGATAAACCTTAGTTAGTCCTTGGTTTAGTCCGACTGATATTGTTTCCTTGTAGGCAAGGTGTTGTTCCTTGAGCTTGTTCCGACCGGCAACAAGAATGTTGTTTTTAACAAAAGTTCCGATTGATGCCTCTGGCTTCTCAACCATCATCAATACAGCCTTTGTTCCGAGAGTTGGTGTGGCAATCGGTCGTCCAGATCCACGTTGCTCCTTTTGAGACATGGAAAACTCCATTGTCTTCTTTCCATCAATGAACTCTTGAGCAATGCTGATAGCCCTGCAGGATCTTTCGTCAAAGCCCTTTTCTTTGTATAATTCAAGGCAAGCACCGATTGATGTTGTATGCATGTTATCCTGATTTTGTCGCTTCTCCTTCTCAATAGTGCATCCTCTAAGACTGCAGTTTTCATGCATAAATCCAGAGTATGTCCCTGAGAACAGATGGTTTTCAATCTTTGTTCCTGTAGCTTCAACATGCTTTTCAAATTGTTGGGTTGCATAATATATGGCATCCGAGCTATAGCAAAACCGTGCAGTGAAAGGGAAATCCCCATCACCATATCCTTTGTCAGCCCATCCACCGTATTCTTCCTTCTCCTTATCATAATCCAGTTGCCATTGTGCAGTCATTGTTATCGACATATCAAGGAATTGTGAGCCATACAATTGTTTGGGCCTCGAAGTGAATAGCATGCTCACCTCTTCGATGAACTCTGTTGGATCATTGTGGCGTATCATGACATTGAAGAAGCTAGGCAGTTTCATTGTGATCCCCAAGCTATCAGTATGGACCATTCCATTGCATACAACTGGTGTTGGCTTCTCTGCTTGGAGCTTGCTAACATCATGTAGCTCCCGAATATATGATCGAATCCTGTTGAGCATCCAAGCATCCATCTTGGTCTTCATGAGCAGATCACATTTGTCGACAATCAGTGAAGGCAATCTGTTCAGCTCAGCAAATGGCATGAATGATATGTACTTGAGTAGATCAAGATATTCAGACACTTTCTGATGGACGTCCAAAATCAGGTATGTGAGTAAGCCAACAACCTCGGCCTTGCATTGCTGTGTTGCCTTGCATTTAGATAGCAAAAATGTTGCACTACTGCAGAGCCTTTCTCCAGCAGAGTTCCAGTTGGCAATTTTGCCAACATTAAGCCTGCAAAGCTTTGAGATGTAATACGTGAATTCAGTAGTTGAATATTGATGCTCAGCTTCAATGTGGTTCAGCGAATCATTAATCGATGTTCTCGTTATGAAGATCATGGGCAGATCACAGGTCGCCCTGTCCACTGGTGCATGATCATCAGGTATGATGCAGATGAAGCTTCCATTTGGCGGGATGTATATGTTGTCATATTTCCCTTGTCTGGTGGACATGTGCATTATCCTGTTGTAAAGTCCACTCATCGAGTTGCACAGCTGTGCACCATTTGTCGATTTAACATATCTGTATTGTTCTCTTTCAACAAGAGTGTTGTCCTCTTCAAGCTTGTTGTATGCATCCCAACTGTCATCAAGGAAATGAGGCTTATTGGAAACCTCTCCGTAATACTTGATTGAATTCGTTATGAATGACTCATAGTGATTCATGTTCTCAAGATCAATGACTGCTGGCTCTTTCTTCGCGTTCCTGTTGTTCTTGGATCCTTTCTTGCACTCAACTGTGAGGTTTTGCGTTAGCAGGTTGTTTCCACCTTGCACTCTCTTGTATTGGTATTGACCATAAACTCTTGCCTCCTTGAGATCATCATTTCCCTTTACCTCTTCAGTAGTCATCTTGTTATCACGTACGGATTTCATCTTCTCAAGCTGAACATAACTAGGAAGCAAGTCCAATAGATAGCCTTTAACGTCATCCTCAGGTGGCCCAGACGCAATGTCCAGGACCATGTCGATTATAAGCTCGATTCCAGTTTTGTCAACTATAGAATGGCTGTTGTCAATAACCTTCAATGTTGACTTGGGAGGCATGACCTTCCTGCCCTTGTTCTTCTCAAGAACGCTATCAAATGCAGCCTCAACCTCCTTTTGAGTTGTCTTAAAGTATGAAGCACCTCCTAGTCTTTCAACCTCGACTTTAATCATGTTGATTATTTCATCTTCAGTTCTTCTGGGCACATATGGAACAAGTGCAATATCTTTGATGGTGTCACCCAAGAGGCCTTCAAATAATGAGTAGTTCCTCTTGTCCCCTTCCATTTCTTGCTTCCTTCTCTTGGACTCAAGGCCTAGCACAAAGGCCTGCTTGTCTGGGCAAAGTGACTTCACTGCAACCATCAAATCAGTTGCAGAGGCACAGTAGTTCCGATGAACAGTGTAATCGATATCATTAGGCAAGATGCCAGCATTGATGAATTTGTTGATCATCTGGCGCAAATTGGACATATCTTCACGAAGCACAAAATCAAGATGGGTCACCTTGAAAATATCAAACTGCTCCAGAATAGCAACAAGGCATGCATACTTTTCATGCTTTCGTGTCGTGGCCGCCGATATGTTGCTAGTCACAGTGATGTCACCAATTATAACTTCATTGACTCTTTTGTTGAATAGAAGCAAATCAGGTCTGTAGTTCTTGTCATCTGCATCACCGATATCAACCTGAAGCAGATCCTTGCAGAAGGCCCGGAATGTTGACTCTGCACCGTTATCACGCCAGTTTGGGAACTTGACATGGTAGATAAGGTCATACCAAACATTATGCCTCGCCTCCATGACATTTTCGTACACTGTTATGGCCTGTGCAACACTGAGCTCCTCTTTTGACAGGATGCTTGAATTGTCTTTGATGACAACAAATGGACTTCGCTGTACCACAACCAGATTCTCGATCTTGTCCATCAGCGATTTCTGAAGTTCTCTGTCCTTTCTTTCTGCCTTGTTTTCCCTCTCTGAAAGCTCCTTAGCCAAAGAGCTAACACTAAGCGATGTTCCTTCTCCAGGATCCATCTTGTTTTGTTATATGCTTCTTAGTTGTAAACGTTGGTCCTCTGCGTGCTGC